TTCTGTAACGCTCTAGGGAAAGCTGGAGAGGTTCTCAAGTTTAACTGCCCACTAGATGGAGAGTTCTCCGTCGGGGCAAATTGGAAAGAAACACACTAATACACACATGAAAGAAACAAAAGACAAACTCCTATTAATCGATGGCGATATGATCCTCTACAAAGCTGCTTGTGCGGCTGAGCAAGAGATGCGCTGGGATGACAACACGTGGACACTTCAAACCAACATGGTGGAAGCTAAAGCTGAGGCAGACCGCAACATTGATACCATCAGTAAAGCACTTAAGAGTAAGAAGATTAAGGTCTTCTTCTCTCCTAGCCGTACGTTCCGTCACGACATGTGGCCAGCCTATAAAGCCAATCGTAAAGACAAGCGTAAGCCTCTAGGTATCGGTGAACTTCGTGACTGGATGATGGAGGAATATGACTCTGTTATGTATCCAAACGTTGAAGCAGATGATGCTATTGGTGTGTGGGCTACAGCAGCTCCCGACTCCTGTGTTGCCGTCTCTGGTGACAAGGACTTCGGAACACTCCCGATCCACTGGTACAATCATCTAAAGGACACCTTGCGTATCATCGCCAAGGAAGAGGCAGACCACTTCCACCTAGTACAATCCCTGATGGGAGACAATACGGATGGCTTTGGTGGTCTCAAAGGTTGTGGCCCTATGACAGCTAAGAAACTCCTAGAGAAGAATGGAGCTACTTGGCAGACTGTTGTGGATGCCTACGAAGCCAAAGGGTTCACCGAGGATGACGCACTAATGACCGCTCGCCTAGCTCGTATACTCCGACACGGGGACTACGACTTTGACACTAACGAAGTAACCCTGTGGAATCCTACAAATGCTTAATTCAATTGACAGATTAGTACACGACATCGAACAAGCCAACATCAAACACAACTCAAACATGACTGAAGTAATTAAAACTGTTCTCCCTGACTCTGGGGCTCGCTCCGAGTTCACCACTGGTGCTGTCCGAGATGCCTCCGAAGGAAAGGGGAATCCCTCCTTGATACCTGTAGATGCTCTTCGGGCTGTTGCTCGGAGGTTTGAAGACGGCGCTACCAAGTATGGACGTGATAACTGGAAGCAAGGTATTCCTCTTAGTCGCTACGTGGACTCACTGTATCGTCATCTTTGGCAGTTCCTTGAAGGTGATACCACGGAAGACCACGCAGGAGCCATTATCTGGAACGCTATGTGCCTTACTCAAACTAAGAAATGGGTCGATGAAGGTAAGCTCCCAAGTGAACTTAACGACCTATAGCGGGCTTGTCTCGCGCCCTATAATTATACTTACTCCCGTAATGATGGAAATAGACAATCAAGCAGAAATGCCACCTATTAACAAGGCGCTCCTAGATGCCCTAGAGAGTTCCTTTCCAGCACAGGATTTCCCTGCAACTGACAGTGTTCCTCAGCTTAACTTTCACTATGGACAACGCTCCGTGGTAAACTTCATTAAGCACCACTACCAACTTCAAACTGAAAATATAATCAACCCAAAGTAATATTATGTGTACATCAGCTCCCAAGATCCCAGATCCAGTACCACCACCAGCACCTCCTCCACCTCCTACTAAGGTGGCTAAGAAGGTCGAAAACAAGGCGCTCAAGAAACGACAGAGCTCCAAAAAGAGTGGTACTTCTGCTCTTACCGTTCGTCGCTCTACAGTGAACACTGGTTCATCTGGTAGTGGTGCAAATATAAATTACTAATTTAAATAATACAAATATGGCAGACCGAACCCTCACGATTAACCACGCAGATGGAGACAGTGAAACTTATACTCTAAAGACCGAGGATGTCTTGGGGGTTCGGAGTATGTCAGTAGACGGAGAGACGGTCACGATTGATCGCACAGCTCCAGACCTTATTCGTACTATTATAGCAGACGGACAGACTATTACCATTGATACCACTAGGGAAGGTGTCCGCACTCTCACAGTGGATGGCACAGAGATCACCATTGATCGCACCGAAGAGTCTAACCTTGATAGCTTCCTTGAGGAATTTACAGGTGCAGCCGCTGCTTACTCCCTTCGTGATCTAGCGGGCTATGGGAATACTACAGTAGTCCGTGTAAGACGGGGTAGTGATAACGCTGAGAAGGACTTTTCGGCTGCTGACATATCGAGTGGGACGCTGGAGGATTGGGTAAATACGGATGTTAATACAGGGCCATCTTCTGGAGTATATACGAAACTTTCTGGAACTGGGACAATATCAAATGCAACCATTAACTCTTTTGATGTTGATGCGGGAGCCGCTGGATTATCGACCAACCATACAGGCTCTTTTCGTGTTGAAGAAGGAGAAACCGTTAAAGTAAATGCTACGGTTACTGGAGATTTTACGTCTGCTAATATTATTCTTGTGAGTGGTTCTAGTTTCGTTTTAACTCCATTACTTTCTGGGACTAATGATTATGAGCTGACAGCTCCTTCATACCTTGCTCATGCTGATTTAAGATTAAATAACGCAAGCTCAACAACGGGGTTTTCTTTTGTTATTAACTCGATACAAATCATCAAATCCAACGGCTTTGTGGAGACTTGGTATGACCAGTCAGGTAACGGCAATGATGCTGTTCAGGGTGTAGCTACAAGTCAGCCTAAGATTGTTTCTAGCGGTAGCTTCATTACTAAAGGGGGAACATCCAAACCAAGCATACTATTTGGTGGTGCGGCAGATAACCGATTGGATGTCGTTGGTAGACCCATTGCGAAGAGCATATTTTCAACCCTGCAAGCAAGTAACACCAACTTTGAAACACTGATTTGTGATACTACCGATAACGCTCCTAGGGCGACTACGAATAATAACGCAAACAATCGTGCTTACAAGTTTGAGGGATTCGGAACTCCAAGTGTCAACGTAGACGGAGTTACTTATAATGGTACATCTAATGTATCTTCATTGGGCTTTCACCTACTTGGGATGACATCGGGTTCGGGGTCATCAATTAATAGGATTGGTGCAAACCCCTCAGCAGGTTCAACAGGTAACTCATTCAATTATGTATCGGAACTAATCCTTTACCCCTCCGACCAGTCAGCCAACCGTGCAGCCATCGAAAACAACATTAACAATCAATATGACATTTACTAATGTATCTAATCTACACAACTGAAAAAGACGCTTGTGAGCGTGCAGACGAAGAAGGCAAGGACATTGGCTACACCTACTGGACGGAAGGCAAGGGAACACGCTGGTTGACTAAGCCAGTCCCTACTGCTGACGGCAAGTGGGCATTGGATGTCTTTGAGTATGAGCTGGATGACATTGAAGAACTCTCTGTTGTTGACAGCTACCTAATCCCCGACACTATCGAAGATAACATTTAACTACCCTTTACCCCTTGCTCGTTCTGTAGAGAGCTCCTTAACCCCAATCGGTTAGATTTGCGCCCAACAGAAGGAAGCCCACCGTTCGAGCAAGGGTTTATTTTATAAAGACAATATATGAATACTGAAACAGCTCAAGCACTCTACTCCAAACTGGAAGGTAAGCGATACCAATACGTAGATCGTGCTCGCCAGTGTTCCAAACTCACCCTTCCCTACATTATGACTGAGGAAGGCTTCGGCGCACATAGCCGCCTAGAGACACCCTTTCAAGGCATCGGGGCTCGCGGAGTGAATAACCTCGCATCTAAATTACTACTAGCACTCCTTCCACCCAATGCCCCTTTCTTTCGTCTCAACGTAGACAACCACGGACTTGAACAAGAAGGCGCTCCACCAGAGCTAGTGACTGAGATCGAGAAGTCCCTTCAGCAAGTTGAAGAGTCCGTTATGGATGAGATTAGCCGCGAGACATATCGCACTGCTCTCCACGAAGCACTCAAACACCTTATCATTTCTGGTAACGCACTTATCTACCTTCCTGAAGAGGGTGGTATGCGTGTGTTCCATCTTGATCGTTTTACCGTGGAGCGTGACCCAATGGGTAACATTCTCTACATCTGCACCAAAGAGCAGCTATCCTATATGTCCCTCTCTCCAGAGATGAAAGACATTGCTGGTAACGCAGATGGTGAAGGAGCTGACAACGACGTCAACCTGTTCACTGCTGTTTGCCGCAAGGAGAATGGCTGGAAGGTATGGCAAGAGATCAATGGCAACCTTATCCCTGATAGTGAAGGCTTCTACCCACTAGACAAGAACCCCTTTATCCCACTCCGCTTCTCCCGTATCGACGGTGAGGACTATGGACGAGGATACGTCGAAGAGTATCTAGGTGATCTGCAATCCCTCGAGAGCCTCCAAAGAGCTCTTGTAGAAGGCTCGGCAGCCGCCGCTAAGGTACTCTTCCTCGTAAATCCGAACGGCACAACCCGCGCAAAGACACTTGCTGAATCACCTAATGGTGCTATCGCTCAAGGCAACGCGGCTGATGTGTCCGTTCTACAACTTCAGAAGTTCAATGACTTCCGAGTAGTCCAAGAGAGCATCGTAAAGATCGAGGAGCGCCTCGGTCACGCCTTCCTGTTGACCTCAGGTGTTGTTCGTAACGCTGAGCGCGTCACTGCTGAAGAGATCCGTATGCTAGGACAAGAGCTAGAGACTGCTATTGGTGGTCTTTACTCGTTGCTTTCCGTAGAGCTCCAGATGCCTATGGTTAATCGCTTGATGGATGTCATGCGTAAGAAGAAGAAGCTTCCTAAGATGCCTAAAGACATCATCAATCCTGTTATCATCACAGGTGTTGAAGCCCTTGGTCGTGGTCACGATCTACAGAAGCTGGATATGTTCCTAGCTGGTGCTGCTCAAGTAGTAGGCCCTGAAGCTGTAGCTCAATATGTGAACGTCGGAGAATACTTTAAACGTCGTGCTACATCCCTTGGTATTAAGACTGATGGATTAGTTAAAGGCGAAGAACAAATGGCTCAAGAAGCCCAACAAGCCCAACAAATGCAGATGGCAGAGAAGCTAGGCCCAAGTGGTATCAAAGCTATTTCTGACCAAGCGAAAGTACAACAAGAACAAGCTCCCGTAGAGGAATAATAAACTAGAATATGGCTGACCTACAACAAGTACAGATCAATGAAGTAAACGAGGAAGAGAATATCTCTCTCGAACAACAAGCTGCTATGCAAGAAGAAGCAGCTAACCAGCGTAATCAAACGCTTGAAGCTGACCCCAAGGAAGGCAAAGAGACTATCGAAGAGCAGCTCAAAGTAGACGAGCCTGCTGAAGAAGAACGCCCTGAGTGGCTCGACGAGAAGTTTGAGAGTCCCGAAGAAATGGCTAAGGCTTACAAAGCTCTTCAACAGAAGATGTCCAAGCCAAAAGCTGAGAAGAAAGCTACAACAGAAGAGCCATCAGCTACAGAGGCTACTACAGGTGCTATTGATGCGGCTCGTAATGAGTTTGCTGAGAATGGTGAGCTTTCCGACAAAGCCTTTGATGCTCTTGAAGCCGCTGGGTTGCCTCGTTCATTCGTTGAGCAATACATCGCTGGTCAAGAAGCTATGTCTATTCAGCAAGCTGCTACCATCCAAGAATCTATTGGTGGTGCTGGTAACTACGAGGCTATGGCTGAGTGGGCTTCTGAGAACCT